TGAATGTAACAGTACAGAAGTATACGGAACTGCATATCATGCAGATGGACATATGCATAGATTAGACAAGTTTACAAAACAATACACTCGTAACACACGCCCTGGGGAACCTGTTCCTAATCAATGGCATATGAAAGTACCAGATGATATGGTCGAAGGCGGCGTATACCGTGTTAGCATGACAGGCAACTTTGTCTGCAACTATTTGATCTTCCAAACTGAAAAATCACAAACATACGATAATATTCTACTCGAAGTAGAACCACGCTAAATAATTTTATGTATGTATTCGGTAACGGCGAAAGTCGTAAATCTATCAACATAGACAAAATTTCTGGACCAAAGGTTGGATGCAATGCCCTTTGGAGAGATTATTCTGTTGACTACTTAGTTTGTGTAGACAAAAGAATGGTAGAAGAATGTATTAAAAATGATGTAAATGTAAATAATACATTTGTATATACACGAGAAGATTGGTACCATCGATATAAAGGATTAAGAATTAGAAAATTGCCGCCTTTACCTTATAAAGGCACTGAACGGCATGATGAACCTTTTCAATGGGGAAGTGGACCATATGCTGTTCTTATTGCTGCAATGTATGCATATCATCAACACGTTAGTTTAATTGGATTTGATTTACATAGTAAAACCAAAACAGTTAATAATGTATATAAAGACACTCCTAATTACGATAAGTCAAATAAAAATCCTGTAGATCCAAGATATTGGATACATCAAATAGGAATGGTATTTAAGAGCTTTCCTAAGATACAATTTACAATATATCAAGACAATTGGGAATTACCTAAAGCCTGGAATTATCCTAATGTAATGGTTGACACGATAAGTAACATACGTTATAATAGTATTTAATAATAGGACTTGGCGTCAACCCTTCTAATTCTGCCGCCCATATAAACAGGAGAAAATTATGGGAAAACATTATAGTACAAAACATTACGGACACAACATTGGTCTTTCGGCAGTCTTTAGACAGCCTAACGCAGATCATTCACATTGTCATTTACTACACGGATACAGTCTAGCATTTACATTCACGTTTGGTTGTGATGAACTAGACAATAAAAACTGGGCTGTCGACTTTGGTGGACTAAAACCTTTGAAGGCCTGGTTAGAAGATCACTTTGATCATAAAGTAGCAGTTGACCACGAAGATCCAGAGATGGAAACTATGCTAATGTTACAAAATTTAGGACTAGCAGAAATTAGAGTATTTGAAGGTGTTGGTGCAGAAAAATTTGCAGAACACGCATTTAACTTTGCAGACAAACTAATACGTGAAGCAACAGACAATCGTTGTTATTGTGTTAAAGTTGAATGTGCAGAGCATGGAGCAAACTCAGCGATATACGAGGCATAGCTTGGTCAAGAAGTATGTTGAAGGCGAAACAAAAGAACAACGTAAAGTTCGTAAGGAACTAGAGAAAGCGCAGAAAAGTGCAGAAGTTCCTAAGATTTCACCGCGAAATACTGTAGAAAAACATCATGTGCTATGCTTAAAGCATGGTAAAAAGTATTCTGCTGAATATGTTAACAAACTTTATAGTATGGTTAAACGACATTGTAAACTAGATTTTGAGTTTGTATGTTTAACAGATGATCCTACTGATATAGCTAAAGAGATAAAAATTATACCATTACCAAAAAATGTATCTGGTTGGTGGTGTAAGCCGTACATGTTTTCTAAAGATATTCCTTTAAGGGGAAAAATACTTTATATGGATCTTGACGTAGTAATAGCAAGAAATATCGATCATTTGTTCTTATACGAAATAGATAGTTGGTGTGTTATACGAGACTTTACACGTAAGATGCGGCCAAGTTGGCAGAAGTATAATAGCTCTGTAATAAGATTTAACTCAGGACAACTAACACACTTCTGGGAAGACTTTGAAATAGATCAAGAAAATATACAACGTCGATTTCATGGAGATCAAGATTGGTTATACGATGTAGCACAACGTACACATACTAAAGCAAAACTATTTCCAGACAATTGGATATTAAGTTGGAAATGGGAAATTAGAAGAGATAAAACGTTTAAGGCAGGATCTCGATCAGGAAGCAGACAACTAAGGACAATAGAACAAGTTGTTCCACCTAATGAATGTTGCATTACTGTTTTCCATGGAGATCCAAATCCTGAAAATTGTTTTGACCCTTGGGTAGTTAATAATTGGAAATGAAAGGAAGATATGAGTCTTGTTATTAAAATTAAACAATAAAGTGGTAGAAGATATAATTAAGGACGATCCTGTTCGCCCACACATAAGCGCAGAATGGCGCACACGTAGTGGTAGAGAAGTATATGGACTGTATACCGATGAGAGCTTTGAAGAGCTACGAGCGGTCATCTGTGTAGCTTACACAGACGAAGTGCCTACATGCGAACGTGATATGCAATGGGTTGGTACAGATGTTGCTGTGTTTTATACTGTATGGAGTTATGATCGAGGTGCTGGTCGAGACATTGTATTTGCCGTTGCAGATCATATTAAGAAAACCAATCTAGATGTAAAACAATTTGTTACACTAAGTCCGCTAACAGAAATGGCTAAAAACTTTCATCTAAAGAACGGTGCTAAATTTATTGCAAAGCATATGGAATGTCAAAACTTTGAATATGAACTTGACTAACTTTCGTAAACGTGTTATACTGTTTAGACAATGGTACAAACAACTACGACAACACCCGGACTATGCATGGTACAACTGCATCCAATGGGCGTGGCACAATTCAGGCACACACGAACTCGACGGGAGTTATAGAAAATGGTAAAACGTATAGGCTTTGCATGTAAGTACATGCATCCAGATCAAACACAGAAGAAGAAACTACTAGAAGAAATTCAGCGACCACTAAATACTCGTAGTACTACAGTACAGTGGCTTAATAGACAAACTCGTGATGTTGCAGAAGAACGCTTGTGGGACATCATGGTGCATAACATTCAGTCATACTACAATTTGATTGAATACGTAGGGAGTTTACCAAATGAATTACGAATGGTTCGACTTGGCAGTGACGTCCTTCCTGTATACACTCAGCTTGACTGGAGTTATTATTGGAAACTACCTGCTGTGGTCGCATATTGTGAAAAGCATTTCGCAAGGGTCGGCGAGCTTGCAAGGCAGTTGGATGTACGGTTGTCTATGCATCCTGGTCAGTTTACTGTGCTTGCATCTGACAACCCTGATATTGTAGATAGGAGCATAGAAGAATTTGAATATCACACCGATGTCATCCGCTGGATGGGCTATGGACGCACATTCCAAGACTTTAAATGCAACGTCCACATATCAGGCAGGCAAGGTCCAGCCGGTATCAAACACGCAGTTAACACAAGACTATCTCAAGAGGCGAGAAATGTTATCACGATCGAAAATGACGAAAACAAATGGGGCCTTGAACACAGCCTTGAACTCGTCGATGTATGTGCCCTCGTTCTTGACATACACCACCACTGGTGCCGCGAAGCTGAATATATCTTACCCACCGACGATAGATTTGCTCGTGTGATTGACAGCTGGCGCGGTGTGCGTCCTGTAATACATTATTCATACAGTCGCAACGAAGCATTGCCCGAAGGCTTTGCACACGATACAATGCCCAATATGCCTGCACTATTAGAAGCAGGACACAAGAAAGCAAAACTACGAGCGCACAGTGATTACTATCCTAATCAACTTGTTAATGACTGGGCATTGAGCTTTTTGCCTTACGCAGATATTATGTGCGAGAGCAAGTGTAAGAACCTTGCTAGTATTGACCTATATAAATACAAAGAGGAGTTAAAACACTATGAGCTATTTGAACAAAATGTACGGGCGCCAAGCGAAGCCTTCGTTACCGACTGCGTCTGATAAAAATCCAAACAGAGTTACTGGTGGACTAAAAGCACAGGGTGTTGATAGATTTACCATGTTAGGTGAAGATGGCACTCAGCAAGAAGTTCCGTCACTTCAATATGTAACTAGCTTGGAAGAACAGTCAAGAAAACAACGAGCTGCTATTACTACATTAGAGCGTAAGCTAACTCGTTGTGAAACTGCAATCGAACAATTAAAAAGTGCTATTTTGCGTTCTTAGAAAGTTTAAGCACTTCGCTGACTAAATCAGCTTTCTTTTTACGCCTGTCAATGTCAACACTGTAAGTTTCTTTTGCAAATGTTTCTAATTCTTGCTTAGTGAACTTTGACAAACTTGCCTTAGTAACCTTTACACTTTTCTTTGAGTTAACACTTTCCTGTACTTCGTCAGGAAATACTTCATTAACAACGTTAACTACTGTGCCAGAACCAAATAAATTTTGTAACCATTTAAACATAATTTCTCCTTTTGAATTAGTATTTACTAAATTTTATAAGACAATAGTATAAAAAAGAACTACAACTTACTTATAGGTGTAGAACTACTAGCAGTCATATTCCATTTTTGCTTTTGTTCTACGCCTTTTTTCTGAGCAAAAGTCTTACTATCACAGTTCTTACATACGTGAAAGTAGGAATTACTTAGGCGCTTAGGATCCATACTTCCTCTGGCACGTTCGAACTCTGTATCACAGTTATCACATCTAAACACACATACAGTTTGTTCACGCTTGTAGGCGTGTTCCTTGCCTGTTTTGCTTTTACGTACATGCCGACTTTGCTTTTTAAATTCTCTTATAAACATAACTATATTTACATTAAGATTATAAAACAATACGATAAATACTGATAAGGAAGGTAAAGAATGACTATTTGTACACTAACAGACCAAGCAAAACATCAAATCAACACAATTTGTGAGGAAAATCAGTGCTATGCTGTTACATTAAATGTAAAAGGTGGCGGATGTGCAGGCTTTGAATACGAATGGCAAACAATACTTTCAGAAGATGAAATAGAAGACAACGACGAAGTTATTAACACAGGATTGGGCAATTTAGTAATAGGAACACACAGTGTAATGTTTCTTGTAGGAACAGTAATTAACTACAAAAAAGACATTATGAGTGCTATGTTTGATATACAGAATCCTAATGCACAAAGCAGTTGTGGATGTGGTGTTAGTGTAAATTTTGATATGGATACCATTCCAGAAATAATATAAGATAATCGGAGCATTTATAAATGGCAAAACTAGATATTGATATTGGTGTAGAGGGTAATGACGGTACTGGCGATAGTATTAGAGAATCCTTTCGTAAAGTAAACGAAAACTTTCAAGAATTATATGCAGCATTTGGTGTAGGGGGAAGTATTAGTTTTACTACGTTAGGTGATACACCTAACACACTAGTAAGTGACAAAGTACTATATAGTATACCAACAGCAGACGGTCCAGTTATAGGGCTATTTAATTTAGTAAGTGATGTTGCGGACGGCGGCGCTGCAGATAGTATTACTGTTGAACGCGATGGCGATAATCTTATTCTTAAGACAACCTTTAGAAATGTAGCAGGTGACGATAGACCAGCACTAGGGGGAGGCTTACATGCTCAAGGATATGGTATTGCCGGAGTAGCAATTGATCAGGATGCTGTTGATGAATGGAATGGTAAGCACAATCTTTCACCGGACCGTGCAGATATTACAGTAGATGATCTTGTAATTACAAAAGGCTTTGCTGACGCTAGATATGTTGCTGGTGATAGGCCATTACGTATTGGAGACGAGCCGGCTACTATTGAAGATACTGATTACATAATAACAGTGTCAAGTTATTCAGATGGTAATATTGTTCTTGCAGGGCATGGATATACTAAGTCAGTTGACGGAACAGCATTTGTATTTAAAGCAGAAGATACAGATCCAAGTTCTATAGTAAGCGGAACAACTTACTACATTAGATTTGTAAATGCTGATACTCTAAGTGTGCATAGAACTAAATCAGGCGCACTAGCAGATACTGATAAAGCATATATTACACATACTATTGATCCAGATGATATTCATACATTTACTGATGCAGCGTATGATACAACTTTAGCTGGATTATGGTTAGACAATCAAGCAATACCAAGAAAATCAATTGTAAGACGCCAAGGCGATACTATGACAGGACCGCTAATACTTAGTGATAGTCCTGGTGAGTTATCCGGTCTTGCAACTACTGATGAAGACTTACAAGCTGCAACAAAATTTTACGTAGATAATACGTCATATAGTTCGCCAACAAATTTATATGTATCTACTTCAGGTGATGATACTATGCGTGGTGTTCCAGCTGGTAAAGAAGGTACTTCTCCTAGCTATGCATTTAGATCAATCAATGCGGCTGCACAACGTGCAGAAGAAATGATGAAAGCATCACAGATTGAACCTGGTCCGTATATGCAAACTATTACACGAGATTCGGCAGAAGCAAATGCAGACGTAGTAGGTGCAGCTATTGATGGAGCATTGTTTAACGAAACACGAACACTTATTACTAAAAACAGAGCATTCTTAATTAAAGAACTTACAGCATATCTAAAATACAAATACCCAACTTTTGATTATGATGTAGATTTATGTGAAAGAGATACTGGATTAATGCTTGATTCTATTGCGTTTGATATCAATAGAAGTCAAAGTTCAGTGTTAGCAACAGCAAACAGCTTAACACGTATTGCTGGTGAGCGTTATTATGCTAGTGCAAGTTCTAGAATTGCAATCACTCGTCAATTAACACAGACTGTAGATCACATTCAAACATTGAGAGATTATGTATCTGATTACATATTATTAAATCGTCCTTACAAACAAGTAGCAATTAGTAATATTAGTCAAAGTTTAATTTGTAGAGTTACAACTTCAGTTGCACACGGTTTAGAATCAAAGAACATTGTTAAGATGACAGACATTGTTGGAATGACTGAAGTTAATGATACATTCTATTATGTGAAGCCAGTATCAGCTACACAGTTTGAAATTTTTACAGATGAGGCACTAGAAATACCAGTTAACAGTCTTGCATTTACAGCATACAGTAGTGGCGGTGTTTCAGGACTTGTTTTCCAAACAGACGATAAACAATTTACTGATAGCCTTGCGCTTCCAACAGGAGCACTTGAAAGACAAGAAGTCAGAAATAGATTTGATTTAATAGTTGAAATTATTGAAGACGGTATTGATGCAGGATCTAGAACAGTACAAGGTCGTTCATATAACCTACAAGTTAACAATGGATCATTAACAGCATTAGATCAACATTTAGATATTAGACCAGGTAAAGTTGTTGTTGGTAAAATTTCCGGGGCGCAAGGACGAATTGTAGAAAATATAACAGAAGCCGATAGTAGTGGTGGAAATTACGATTTAATTAAACTACATCTTTTAAAGCCAATTGATTTTATTGCAGGAGAAGCATTAGAATTTGGTAACTTTGTATATCAAAAACAAATTGGTATCATGGTTGAAACTGGTCAATATGAAGAAGACTATCCTATTAAACTTCCACCAAACGTTACTGTTAGAGGTGATGAATTTAGACGTGTAATTGTACGTCCAAAAAGTAGAGTATCACAATCTAAATGGGCAAAGACTTATATCTATCGTGACAAATACTTTGATGGTCTTGAAACAGCTAATGCTGGTTCACGTTTCTATAATCAAACAGGTGAATGGCAAGGCTACTTTGGATATCATTATCTGGCAGATCCTGAAAAAGAACAAAACGTTGGTATTAAAGTAATCAATGCTGGACAATATTTGGCGGCTGCTGCAATACTTAAAGAAAACAAACTATTTATAGCTGAAGAAATTATCTCCTATATTGATACTAATGTAGCTGATATACTATATGATAAAGTACAGTTTGGTGATGACTTATTTGCTCTTGTTACAGGAATTACATACGATATAGTATTTGGTACTAACTTTAATGCAAGATACTTTGGACAAAGATTTCAGCGTTCAAATAGCATATACTTAGATACAGAATTAAAAACACTATGGACGTTTGGTCTTAATGAAGCAAAAAGAATTATTACAGGTTTACCAGCTGTAGTTAGTTCAACACTAGCTACATCAAGGGTAAATGCTGCAATAAACGAAGTTATTGACATTATGAATAATGGTGTGTTAGATACAGACATAGCTGTTAATGCATTAGTATTACCAACTCCGGTATCACCATTGAGTCCTAATGCAGATGATGCTGTAGTAAGATTACAAAATAATAAAACATTCTTAGCTGAAGAAGGTTTGGCATATCTAAAATCAATTGCTCCTAGAAAATATTTTAATGAAGCAATTAGACGTAGAGACTTTGGTGAACTTGTTGATGCACTATCCAATGATATATTATACGGCGGGAACTTTGGAACTAGAGAGTTTGCTAAAAATCTATTTGTTGACGGAGTGTTACGTTTAGAAATTACAACTAGACTAGAAACTATTAATGCACTTACTAGATTAACTAGTGTTATTGAAGATATCTTATTAGGTAATAGTGTAACACCAACAACAGGAAATACAGAAAGTGTTGTAAGTTCTGGTAGTAATGCTACATCAACTGAAGTAACAAACACTACTACACTTATTAATATTATAAAAACACAACTTGAAAATAATAATCTACTTAGCTTAAATGCAAGTACATTGCCAAATATTATTAGCGAAGATACAGCTCTAGTTGGTGCTAAGAATGGCATCGATGGTGCAACTACATCTATTGAAACTAATGCTGTTAGTGTAATGGATACTAATGCAGGATTGAATTACAGAAGAGAAAAATGTAGAAGAGATGTTGGCCTAATTGTAGACGGATTAATTAAAGATCTATTAAGAGGCGGAGATGAGTTTAGTACAGAAACACAAGGTCAATATTACGATAGTTATATTACTAAAACAAGTTTAGGTGGCTTTGGTGGACAAGAAAATGCAACTAAAAATGCAATCAAGTATATTGCTATTATTGCTGGAAGATTAATACAAGGCGCATATCCCCCAGCTGATATTTGGCAAACACCATCTGATGCTAGTTATATTGCTCCTGACTTTAGATACGGTGTAGGCGAAGCACAAACTAGTGCAATTATTACTAACTTAATTAATAAAATTGTATTTGCATTTGATCGTAGATATAACCCTCCAAAACGTAATGACGAGATGGATGTGTTCTTAATGAACGATGCTACTAGAATACAAAACATGACTGTTCAAGGTCATGGCGGATTTATGGCTGTGCTTGATCCGGAAGGACAAATTCTTACTAAGTCACCATACATCCAAGTTGGATCAAGTTTCAGTAAAAGTATTAACGCAAAGACGTTTGCTGGTGGTATGTTTGTTGATGCGTATGTTGGTAACTTGCCTGCATATGTTCCAGAAACTATTGACCCCGAAGGCGATGGAAGTTCGGTATCAGGCAGAGAAAGTGATTTTGTAATCTGGGTACGCTCAGAAGAAGGTCAAGGACTATTTAATAGACCTCCAGAATTGCCTTGTCCGTTCTACATAGAAGGTAGACGTTTCCAAGTTAATGCTATATCTGATTACGATAGTGGTAATGGTTGGTGTAAACTTTATCTTGATAAAAACTCAAATAACGGACAAGGATATGATCCTTCGTTATTTGAAGAAAATACAGGTCAAGTAGAAAGAACTGTATACTTGCAAACAGCTGGTAACAGATCAATACTAGGTAACGACTTTACTCAAATTAACGATTTGGGTTATGCACTTGTAACTAATAACGGTGCGTTTTCAGAAATGGTTAGTATGTTTACATACTACTGTCAAGCAGCATACTATGCCAAAAACGGTTCAGAAATTAGATCAACAACAGGATCAAATGGTTATGGTAAGTTTGGCCTAGTTGCTGAAGGAGCAGATCCAAACGAAATCCCAGATCAAGTTGTGTACGAACATGATATGTCAATGCCAGCTAAGACTGTAACATTTTTACAAGGTGGTGACAATACCAACATACTAGATGCTAGTAGTCTCTATGTATATGATTTAAAAACTGTTCCGTTACCTGGATCAGAAGTTGTTGTTCATCACTCGTCCGCTGTAGGGTCATTAAAGTATAATATTAGTGCTGTGTCAATTGATACAACATCTACACCAACTGATGGTGTGTTTAATAACACTGTTTATAGATTACAAATACAGGGTACAGCAGAAGGTGACAACGGACAATTCTTTAATAAAATTAAAGAAACTATTCCAAACGGAACATTTGTTGAATTTAGATATGCTACTACACACCAGTTTGACGGTATTAGAGATCAGCAAGCAATTGCAACAAGACCAAGTACTGCTATTAACTTTGACGAATCTGATGATATAACATATCGTTCAATTGCATTTGCAAATGCAGATAACTTTGGTAACCCATTAGATGCTGATAGTATTATTGCTACGTTTGACCAAAAGTTTGATACAATTGAAATACCAATTGATATTGCTAATCTTACAGGCGGTAAAGGAAGTGCAATTGGCGATACACAAATTGCTATTAGAAGAACGCTTCTTGAGCAAACAAAATTAATACCAGGCGATATTACAAGATTAACAAGAGATATAGCAGGCAAACAACCAGGCGATGCAGGATATACTGGCGGCATGATCTTTAGTTGGGCAGGACGTACACATCAAATATCAAACTATGCTTTAGATACAACTGCTATAGACCCTGTAAATATTATTACTGACGGAAGAGAATATAAAATTGAGGCTTTAGGAAATACTAATTGGAATACTGTTGCAGGAACAAGTGGTATTACATATGCTGTAGGTGATATTATTAAACCAACAGCAGCAGCGAGTGCAGGAACAACAGGTACTGTTTCTGACACTGGTGCAGCAATTCTTACAATTGAAGCAACACCAGTATTAGATATTACAACTCCTAGCGGAACTGGTTTAGCACAGGCATTGCCAACAGACCAAATAAATCTAATAGCAGCGTTACCTAAATTAACTACAGCAGAGATTACTGTAGCAATTTCATTATGTAGAGCTACATCACATGACTTTACTCAAATTGGTACAGGTGGATTTAACGATAGTAACTATCCAAATGTATTGTTAGGACCACCAGTTAATTCATTGGCGGCATTTTATTCCGACTCACCAACAGCTGAAAGTGCTCAAGTTTGGGAAAGAAGAAAAGGGCGTGTGTTCTGGATGGCAACTGACCAATTTGGATTCTTCCGTGTAGGTAAGTATTTCAATGTTGACCAAGCACAAGGATCAATTAGTTTCTCAGGTGAACTTACAATTACTAATGCTAACGGATTAGGATTTAAAAAGGGTGTTGAAGTTGATGAGTTCTCAATTGATGACAACATGACAGACGAGTCAGAGGGTGCTGTACCTACAGAATTTGCTGTTGTTAACTATGTTAACAAACGCTTGGGTAGAGACAAAAACGACAATGTTGTTTCAGGAGCAATTACTCCAGGATACTTGCCACTAAGTGGTAGTGCAGAAATGACAGGAGATTTACTCCTTGGTAATCAAAAGATTCAAAACCTTGCAAATCCAACAAGTGGTTCTGATGCTACAAACAAAGGATATGTAGATGATAGAGTACTAGAATTTGATAGTTATGAATCTTTAAGAAATACTTCAGAGAATAGACCAGAAGAAGGCGATATACTTTTATATACTGGCATCAAAAAAATATTAATTGAAGTTCCAAGTGATTCAGCTGGTAGTCAAACTTTCCAAATAGACGATTTCATTACAGATCCAGCAGGTGTTAAGTCTGGTAAGATTGTAGATCTCGTACAAAAAACTGATGCTATTGTAGGAGAAAATGAACCAGGCAATAATATATGGATTGTTTTTTATGCACTCCAAGGCGCAAGTGCAGACTTCTTGTTAACAGATAATAGAATTAAAGGCACTGTTTCAAAATCAACAGTTAGTGCTGCAATACTTAGAGGACCATTTGAAGAACTTGGTCATACTAGGGAAGCATCAACTAGTGTAATCAATTATACTATTACAAGAAATAAATCTGTATTTGAAGATGCACTAACTGATCCGATTTCAGAAATTGATTTCCAAATTCAAAACGACTCAATTACAAATGCTGATATCAATACTAATGCAAGTATACAGCAATCTAAACTATTATTAGAAAGAGCAAAACCACGTGTACAAAGCACAGGACTATTTGGTAGTAATGATGATACTGGCCAGGGAAATAGAGGATTAGCATCATTTGATTCTGATCATTTAACACATGAAATTCAAATAACTACAAATATTGGTCTTACACTTTCAGCTGGTGACTATCTATATCAAGGTACAAATATTGGTACTGTTGTAAACACTATTGCTAATAATACTATAGTTATTGTAAGAACAAGTGATCCGTTTGTAGTAGATGGTTCGCAGATTTTACAGAAAACATCATTTACTAATGGTGTACAAGGTACAAAAACAGCCTTAGGTGCTGTAATAACAGTAGTTAAAGAAAGCGGATACATTGGTTTAAAAGATAGAGCAATAGGATTTGATAAGTTATCAATTATCGATAGCGAACATGTTTTAGGAAGATATAGTGATACCTTAACAGGAGATGTTGAGTCAGTACCGTTTGAAAGAATAATTGATCAAGGATTTGGCCTACAAGACGATGACTTTAAAAACAGTGAAAATACTTTACTAGCAGGACAAATTATTACATTTGGTACAAATGTAACTTTAGATAATGCAGAAACACTAGTACAAGACCAAGGCTCTGGTATTATTGTCGAAGGTACTGTACAAGGTGAAGTTGTATCTGAAAAGAAAGTATATGTTACAGGAGTTGTTAGACAAGGAACAAGTAATGCTGCAAACTTTAATTCATCTGCATCAATTGTAGATGGCGCTAACGGCGCAGTTGGAACACCTACAGCAACATCACCTGCCAATCAAAACTTTAGTGGTAGAGCATTAGTACAACTTGAAGAAGGTATATATGCTACAACACAAATTAGTACAGGGTCGGCATCAAATAGTATTGCTAGAAGATCTGCTACAGGCGGAATACAAGGTAACACAATTATTGTTGGCGGTACAAGTACCAACGTTGTATTAGCAGAAACAGGCGGAACACTTACATTTAGTACACCAGGTGGCGGAACAATATTAACAGCAACTGGTGCTACTGATCCTACATTAGAAATACCAGGAAATATTGATCAAGGTGCAACTAATGTTACACAAAGTAGTTTCCAGGCAGGTAGTAGCTTTGCAAGTGATCCATTCCTGTCAACTAACTGGTTGTATGCTCCGTTTATTGAAGCACCAGGTGAAGGTGGCGCTGGCAGCACTGGTATTGGTATTGGCGCTGGCGGCGGCTTTACAAACTCGGCAGCTGATAGAATACTATTAGTTACTGGCGGTGCTGAAAGACTTAGAGCACAGGATACTGGAGTGATAGTTACTGGAGCATTAACAGCTGGTAGTTATTCAGGTGGTGCTATAAGTGGTACAACTGGTACATTCAGCGGTGCTGTAAGTGGTACAACTGGTACATTCAGCGGTGCTGTAAGTGGTGCATCATATTCCGGTGGTAGTATAAGTGGTACAACAGGATCGTTTACAGGCAATGTTACTTTAGGTAATGCTGGAGCAGATACAATATCGATGAACGGTAGTGTTAATACTAATATTATTCCATCTGGCACAAGAAATATTGGTAGTAGTACATCAACTTGGAGTACTGTTTATGCTACAACATTCTCAGGTACAGCTACTACAGCAAAATACGCTGACTTAGCAGAAAACTATTTAGGAGATGCAGAGTACGAACCAGGTACAGTAGTTATACTTGGTGGGGAAGCTGAAGTTACACTAACAGATAAAAAAGGTGATCAAAGAGTTGCAGGAGTTGTTACAACTAATCCAGCACACTTGATGAATAGTTCATTAGAAGGAGACTACGTTACAGGTGTTGCGTTGCAAGGTCGTGTACCTTGTAAAGTACTTGGTTCTGTAGATAAAGGTGACATGCTTGTAACAAGTGCAATTCCAGGATATGCTATGGTAGATAATAACCCTGCATATGGAACTGTTATTGGGAAAGCAATTGCATCTAAATTAGGAAATGAAAAAGGTATTGTTGAAGTATTAGTCGGCAAATAACAAACACGATAAATATATAAAATAGGAAACGAAACATGGCAAACAGAATACCGCTAGTATTTGATAAAGTACAAAACAAGATTAAAGAATTACCTACCGGTGATAATCTTAACATGTCCAATAGTAGCATTAATGATGCTATTAATATAACAGCTTCAGGAACAATAGTAGCTAATACACTTAACTCTGTTAACATAAACATTGGCGGGAATCCGATAGCTGAAGTAGCAAAAACAAACAGCTACACTGACTTATCTAATCTTCCTACATTGTTTGATGGAGATTATAATAGCTTAACTAATAGACCTTCTGCAATAGTTGCAGCTTGGGCTGACATTACAGGCAAACCTGTGATTGCTACAAGTTTAAGTCAATTAGTAAACGACACTAATTTTGTAACAAATGCACAAGTAACAATACAAGCAACTCAAGTATCTGGGCTATCAGCTGTTGCAACAGGTGGTTCTTATCTTGACCTAACTGACTCAGCACAACTTATATCAAGAGCAGAAATAGCAGGCGGAACATTAGAAATTGATGTAAACAACACTGGTGATCTAGAAGGTAGTGTTTATAGTGCAGACGGTAATACTTTATTAGTCGATAGTGTTAACAAACGTTTCATAGGACCATTAACAGGCATTGTTACAGGCGATGTTACAGGCGATGTTACAGGTAATACTACAGGCGATCATATAGGTGATGTATATTCTCAAGATGGTCTAAAACAAGTTTTATATTCAGGTAATACATCAACAGACGATGCGCTGTTCAAAGGTAATGTTTCAGGACAGCTATTTTCACCAGACCTATCAACAATAATGGTCGACCAGGATGGAAACTTCTACGGTGATTTTAAAGGATCATTATTTGGAGATGATAGTTCTGTAATAGTTGACGCTATTACTAATAGTATATATGCAGGAACAATAACAGCATCTACTAAGTTCGTTGGTAATGTAGAAAGCACAGCAACACTAACTCTTACAGCACTAAACGGTATTACACTTTCACCAGCTGGTCCAGTAAACGTACCAAACGCTAGTACAATTTCATTAAGTGCAACAAGTACTATTGCTATTGGAGCAACAGATAACTTAACACTAACATCATCGTCCGGCGATGTTATTGTTCAAGACCATATAAGTATTACAGACTTAAAAACATTAGTAGCAGGTGCGGCAGATTATGCTGCATTCCAAGCAGCTATAGCGGCACTATAACGGAGACACAAATGGCAATAGAATATATTAATACAGGAACAATTGCAAACGACGGAACAGGTGATGATCTTCGTGAAGCATTTATAAAGATAAATGATAACTTTGAAGAATTAGATTTAAGACTTATAGAAGAAACTGTTATAGAAAATAACGGTAGTATAGGCGAGATTCTTTATACAGGCAAAGATGACAGTATACATGGCTTTAAAAGAATTAATGCAGGAACTAACATTACACTTGCATCAACTGAAAATACCCTTACTATTAATTCTGCTCCTGCTTTAGATGAATTAATTATTGTAAGCGACAATGGTACAATAACTGTAGATCCTGGACAAACAATGAGTTTACTAGGCGGCGAAGGTATAGGTACTAGAGTTAACGGACAACAAATAATTCTTGACTTAGATACTACTGGCATTGTTGAAAGAGATTCTGCACCAACACTAAGTGGCACGTTAAGTGCAAATAATAATAATATTACAGGTGCAGGTACAATATCAGCAACAACTGTTAATGCTTACATAGAAGGATTAGTATACGGTTTTGATGTTAGAGAATTTGGTCCATATTTAAGTGGATTTGATTTTGGTAGTATGCGTAATACTTACAATAACGCTTTAGAATTTATTATAGCTACGGTTGATCTTGACTTCGGTGGCATAACACCCGACACTGGAGATACAGTAGACCTTGGCTTTATTGTATAATAAGGATTAAAATATGGCAGATCTTTGGAGTCAACCTTCAGGAACATTACTAGCTAACTTAGAAGAAAATGTTACTACAACTATACCGTTACCGGTACTTAACAGATCAACTGTAAGTCTTATCAGTGGATCGTTACCACCTGGACTACGTATAAGTGGAAATAATATAATAGGAACTCCATACGAAGTAGCAAGACTATTAGAATATAGATTTGTTTTACGAGCAACACTAGATCAAACAATAAGAGACAGAACATTTAAATTAACAGTATCAGGTGAAGATGCACCTGACTGGGTTACTGATCCAGGACTACTTCCTGTAGGCAATAATAATACATTTTATATATTAGATAGTTCACCAATTGAGTTTCGATTATTAGCAACAGACGAGGACTTAGAAACTGGTCAAACATTGGAATATTTTATAGGCGAAGGAGATGGTCAATTACCTCCTGGAACTGAATTAACAACCGATGGACGAATTATTGGAATTGTTGACCCAATACTAGCAATTGAAAGAGGACTGTTATATAGTACTGGAACTTATGATACAGCTCCATATGATATAATTAACGGTGGATACGACTTTGGAATTAAAAGTTCAAATGGTTTTGACAGTTTTTATTACGATACTACAACTTGGGATTTTAGCTATAGCGAAAGAGCACCTAAAAAATTAAATAGATACTATCAATTTACAGTTAACGTAAGTGATGGAGATACAATAGCAAGACGTACATTTAGAATATTTGTTGTAGGCGATGACTTTTTTAGAGCTGATAATACTATATTACAAGTTGGTACTGGAACATTTACAGCAGATAACACAAACCTTAGAACACCTATTTGGATCACTCCAGGCGACTTAGGTGTTAAACGTGCAAATAATTATGTTACTATTCCGTTAGATGTTATTGATACAAACTCACAAGTAGGATTTGTTAGTTATAGTTTAAATGGTACTAATCCTGACAACAGCGTAAGTGCATTACCACCCGGAATGAAATTGGACCTATCAAATGGTGAGATTGCAGGCAGAGTTCCTTATCAAGGTGCAGTATCAAAAGATTATAAGTTTACTATTAAAGCAACACGATATACTCCAGACCAAGTTGACGAAAATATAAGTTCAACTAAAACATTTACATTAAAATTACTAGGTGAGTTTAATTCTAATACAACTTGGGTTACCACAAGCAACTTAGGAATAATTAATTCAAATGTAATAAGTGTATTAAAAGTTGAAGCAACAACTGACGTTCCTAATGCAAGGTTATTGTACAGCCTATCTAGTGGAAGATTACCTCCAGGATTACAAGTAAGTTTTGATGGAGAGATAGTTGGCAAAGTAAATGCATTTGGACAAAACTTTTATCGTAGTAATTGGAAAGGTAGTAGAAATTATAAGTCTGGTGACGTAATAAAATATAATGGCCAATTGTATACTACTAGTAGTGACCATTTAAGTGCTAGTTCAAATACATTTGCAGATGATAGTGCTTTATGGACCGAGTTTGCATATACAAGAACAGGACTAACTGTATTTGATCGTGATACTTTTACTACTGACGGAACTGAAACAACATTTGATAGAGTTTACAAATTTACAGTAAATGCACAAGACCAATACAAGTACACTATTGCTAAACGTGAATTTTATATTACAGTACGTGATCCTAATACTGTTCGTTACAGTAACCTTTATCTAAAGCCGTTCTTAAAAGAAGATATTCGAAATGAGTTTAATGCGTTTATTTCAGATCCAGAAATTTTTATACCAGATAATATATATCGTCCGCAAGATCCAAACTTTGGAATTCAACGTGAGATTAAAGTTCCAGTATATTACGGCATTGAAACAAATAGTTTAGATACCTTTGTAAGTGCAATATCAACTAATCATAAAAGAAAACAATATCGTATCGGAGAATTAAAGTCAGCAATAGCAAATGAACCAGGTACTAATAATGCTGTATATGAAGTATTATATTTAGAAGTAGTTGATCCAGCAAATCCTAGTACAGGAAGAACAAATAAAAAGATTAATATAAATTCAAGTAAAGAAATTACAGTTGACTCTGTTTCTCATACACCTAAAGATATATATTATGATTGGCCAGAAAAACCTTCGTTTACTGTACAAACTAGATTTAAAAATATAACAGTTACCCTAGGCGAAGATTTTGAAATAGTTACTAAAGAAGACGGTACTATTAAATTAGATTGGGCAAACGGATTAGAAATAGACGGTAGAACAGAAGATAAATTAGTTACTATTCTAAGAGGATTAGGTCCTACATCAGTTCTACGTCCCGAATACGAAAATACAATTAAAGCAGATACTAATGTAATTAAAGCATCACAAACAAATGATAGAGTAAAATATATTAGTAATATATCAAATATGCGAGATAACATTAGAATTACAGGAAGTACTGATAGAAATTTTGTACCATTATGGATGAGAAGTTCACAACCGGGTAGCGTTAATGAGCTAGGTTACACTAGTTCTATAGTATTATGTTATTGTAAACCAGGAACTAGCGAAATAATTAAAAGTGCAATTAATGCAAATGGCTTTGATTTTTCTAAATTTAATCTTGATATAGATAGATATATAATAGATAGTACAGATATAACAAGCGATCCACAATATTTAATGTTCGCAAATTATAGATACAACGTGTAACCCAGATAAATATAACGTAGGAGATAAAAACATGGCAGACAGTGCAATTAGGTACACAGGAATTGACGAAGAATTTCCGGTACCAGGACAAGATAACGATAGTCAAGGCTTTCGTGATAACTTCGCAACAATCAAAACAGCTCTTGAAACAGCTAGTGGAGAGTTAACAGATCTCCTTACAGCATCGGCACGTACAGATGGTAATAATGATTTCAATGGCAACAATATCCAAGATGCTAATTTATTAGCTGTATCTGGTGCGGTTTATGCACCACAGGATTTTGATAGCGATCAACAAGTTGAATGGAATGATGGTGTAGCTCAAAAGTTTATTATATCTAGTACACTTACATTAACATTTACGAACTTTCCAACAGGTGGTGCAAAATACGCTTCGACACGATTAATACTAAAAAGTAATGGCGGGTCACATACAGTTAATTTTGAAACAGGCGGAAACGGTAACTTATACTTTAATAACAAAGCAGCTGGCGTTAATGGCGACGGTGAATTTATTGTAAGTGATAATGATCAACCTAAAGTACTTGATGTATGGTCAGACAACGGTCTTGATATATACATTGATTATATTGGACAGTTCGAACGTCAATCATAATATGTTTCATCCATTAGCAGATTTAAGTGGCCTAACTGATGCAGAGATTGAAAATAAAATCTCCGAGTTAGGTCGTAAGTATTTTCAGTCTGTAAATCCCCAAGTACAATCTCAAATTTCTACGTTACTTGAGATGTACAAAGAGGAATCATCTAGTAGAAGAATCATAGCCGCACAGCGTCAAAGAGATAATGATGAAAATAATGACGAAAATTCTCTTGACAAACTGATTAAAGTCAGTTAAAATACAAGTATGCTTATGAAAACAGACTCTCTTGGAATCCCACGATTTACAAATAAAGATTTAGTTGACATGATCTATTCAGGTAATGCTGATAAGGTGCATGTAGTTCTGTGTGACGAACATGATGACATAGATAAGTTTAATCAAGCATGTGAAGAACAAGGACTTAATAAACTACAAAAGTATATTCCATTAGATGTAGATCAAAAGACTTTTGACGGTGTATGTCAAGGTGAATGGTTTATGCCTGATGAATACAAAGAGCTCGACGTAGTACGTTTTTTAAACAATAGAGAACTTACTTACGAACAAAGAGAGCGTGTTCAAGAAGAACTACGAGAATTTACTGAACGTGGAATGATACCGTTGTTGCGTTATATGTGCTATCTTGTAGACTTTATGCGAAAAAATGGAATTGTATGGGGTGTAGGACGTGGATCAAGTGTAGCATCATATGTGCTATATTTAATAGGAGTACACAAGATAAATTCAATCCAGTTTGACCTGGATTGGAGAGAGTTCTTGAGATAAGTACATACATAACTTATAATAGGAGATAAAAATGGTGCAAAGAACAAAAGGCGCAAAGGTCTATAAGACTATGCAAGGCAAAACTGTTGATATGGATATGCTGCGCAAACGTAATGAAATGACCCCTGCCGTAGGTAACGCAAAAGTAAATGCTCGTGGCGATGAATTAGGACCAGGTGGACAAATTGTTCGTAAGAAAGAAGACTTACTAAAAGAATATTACGAAAACTCTAAAGGTGTTGCTGACGAAGCAGCTGTTCGCAAAACAACATCAAACACAGAGATTGATGCTAATGGCAAAGACGTTACTGACGATGATTGGATCGAAGACGAAGACGGAAACTTTATACAAAAAGGTGAATAATTAATGGCGAACAATATTAACGCAATCAAAACAGGCGGCCTCCGGGCTGTTGGAAATCGTGTACTAATTACTGATATGTATTTTGGTGAACAAACTACTAAAAGCGGATTAATCATTAGTACTGATGATGGGAAAGAAAGAGGCATTTATCCTCGCTGGGGTAAAGTATATGCTAAAGGTCCGGATAATAAGGACGAGTATGATGTTGGTGATTGGATTCTTATTGAACACGGACGTTGGACACGCGGTATGCTTATAGAAGTAAACGGTGAAGAAATTGAAATACGTATGGCAGAAGCTGAGTCTATATTAGCAATGTCAGAAGAGATGCCCGAGATGGGTGTTCGAATGGGATCTACAACTGGTAATGGTCAAAGTGTTGACATGCCAAATTTTGCAGGAGCAATGTAATGACCAACACGTTTAAAGATATTGACACTTTTGCAACAGCGTGTGACCAAGCACCTAGCGTAGAAAACTATGCAATGTACCTCGACTTAATTACAGAAGAGTATAATGAACTAAAAGACGCTATTGTAGCAAACGACAAAGTAGAACAACTAGACGCACTAGTAGATATTCTTGTTGTTACTATGGGTGCTATTAGAGCAGGCGGCTTTGACGGCGAAGGTGCGTGGAAAGAAGTAATGGACACAAACTTTGCTAAGATTGATCCGGACACTGGCAAGGTACGCAAACGTGAAGACGGCAAAGTGCTAAAGCCAGAAGGCTGGAAAGCACCTGAATTAGAAAAATTTATTAGATAAGGCACAGTAATGGCTTTATGGATTTTCGGCGATAGTTATTCTATCGAAACAACAGCCCAAGATAAAAATTTCCACAATCATTATGATAAGAATTGGATAGATTACGTATCCGATGATCTCAACGAACACGATGTAAGAGTTTGCTCTGAACATGGTGTATCTAATGATTTTATTTTTGCATTTTTTTTGCAACATGCAAATGATTTTAAAAGTGGAGATCATGTTATTGTGCAATTAACAGCACCGTCTAGAAAATGGTTTTTTGAAAAGGAACCATATTTAAGTAACTTTATTCAAACCGACGGCTGGAATGACAAAGAAAAAAGGAAGGCTGCTGACAGTTATCTTGTAAACCTGCAAAATGATAACTTAGATAATATACAATATACATCATACATATACGCATTACAATTTATAACTAGTACACGTACTGATGTTAAAACATTGTTGTTACCAGGGTTTGCATCAATTCCCGGAGTTATTGGTAACCTAACTGATGATGTATGCAACAATGAGTTATTAAATCCAAAAAAATTCTTTGACAGTAATGAAGGGATGGATCCTAGACTAAATCATATGAGTCCTGAAAATCATAAAATACTAGGCGATAAGATAATTGACTACTTTAAGAATAACACTGTAATCGATCTTACTAAAGATTTTATTGGCAATCTGTATTAATTCTTTACAAAAATAGTACTTGACTTTTAGTAGTTTGTTTGTTATAATAAAAAGATAATAAACGAACTGCCCTTAGCTCAGCTGGATAGAGCACAAGTTTGCGGAACTTGAGGTCAGAGGTTCGACTCCTCTAGGGCAGGCCAAAAAGGAAATATATATGGCAACGCACGGTACTATAGATTTAGAAACAATTGACACATGTCCTCAAGCAACTGTATTAAGTTTAGGTGCTGTTAAGTTTAATCCTTTAGACAACAGTGAACCACACAGTGAAATGTATTTTAAGATTAGTATTGACGACCAAGATAAACTAGGACGTACATCAAGTGACGATACTATTGCATGGTGGGCTAAACAAGATCCTAAGATTATGGAAGAAGCGTTTGATCAAGAAGGTTGTATTACCGTAGATGAGGCTTTAAAGCGAATTAGTAAGTGGGTAGTTGGTGTTGATACATTATGGGGACAAGGATACGGTTTTGACTATACCATTATGGAAGACATGTTCCGCCGCGGCGCAAAGCCTATTCCGTGGAACTTCTGGATTATAAGAGATTCTAGAACACTTTTTGGATGTTGTCAAGAAGATCCGCGTAAAAAGATTCAAAACGATCTGCACAACGCATTAGCAGATGCATATTATCAATCAAAAGCAATACAAGTTGCATATAAAGAGTTAGGACTAACACGATGAGTACACCACCACCAAAAGAAATACCAAAAGAAACAAAAGACTTAATACAAGAGTATTTTAACAAAGGCGGTACAGTTACATATTGTGAAAAAAATGCCCGTACTGAAGATATTACTTACACAGGCGGATTTTATGCAAGGCGCAGAAAGAAAAAAGAGGCAGAATCTAAAAATGATTAGATGGTATGACTATCCGGCGGCAATAGCATTTGCATACCTTATTATGTATTTTTTCTTTACAATTCCTATAGCAGGTGCTATACTAGCATATATGGTATATGAAGTACTGTGGGGTCAACTTTATTGTCAATATAGATGGAAGCAGGAGAACCAATGAAAGAGTTATGGGTAGAGAAGTATCGTCCTAAGACGGTAGACGGATATGTGTTTCGTGATGATGCACAACGCAATCAAGTAAACACTTGGATCAAAGATAAAACTATTCCGCACTTGCTGTTTAGTGGTAATGCAGGTATTGGTAAGACCACACTTGCAAAACTTTTGTTTAATGAACTAGATATTAATCCGTTAGACATCTTAGAAATAAACGCAAGTCGTACAAACAGTGTAGATGATGTACGTGATAAAATTGTGAACTTTGTACAAATGATTCCTTTCGGTGACTTTAAGGTTGTACTACTTGATGAGGCTGATTACTTGTCGCCAAACGCACAAGCGGCATTACGTGGTGTTATGGAAGAGTATCATACTACAGCACGTTTTATTCTTACTTGTAACTATCCTAACAAAGTTATTCCTGCACTACACAGCAGATGTCAAGGCTTTCATATTGCTAAGATTGATCAAACAGAGTTTACAGCAAGAGTTGCAGAGATTTTGATTACAGAAGGTGTAACTCCAGACTTGGATACACTTGACACATATGTAAAAGCTACATATCCAGACTTGCGTAAGTGCATTAACACAGTGCAAATGAATAGTGTAGACGGTGTATTAGTTAGAGCTAATGAAGGCGACACAGGCGAAAGCGACTGGAAGCTGGATATGGTTGAACTATTTAAAGCAGGAAAGATTCAAGAAGCACGTAAACTGTTGTGTGGATCAGTTCGTTCAGAAGAGATGGAAGAAATTTATCGCTGGATGTATGACAATATTGAATTATTTGCAGATGCAGATCAAGCAGTGCTAATTATTAAACAAGGATTAGTAGATCATACACTTGTTGTAGATCCAGAGATTAACTTAGCGGCAGTGCTAATTAAACTAGCGAGGTTGTAATGACATACTTAGTAACAGATAATTGTATAAAATGCAAGCACACTGATTGTGTAAGTGTTTGTCCAGTAGACTGTTTTTACGAAGGCGAAGATATGCTTGTAATCAATCCAGACGAATGTATTGATTGCGGGGTATGTGTTCCAGAATGTCCAGTTGATGCTATTGTAGCAGACAATGAATTACCAGAACCTGACAGAAGTAAATGGATTCAGATTAATACTGTAAACAGTTACGAATGGCCAAACATTGTTGATCAAAAGGATCCATTGCCAGATGCTGAAAAGTATGATGGTGTACCTAATAAGTACGAGAAGTATTTTAATCCAGTAGGAGAAGGTCCGGACATTATGAAGGATAGTCCAGACTATGAGTAAACATCAAATCAAAGATTCAAAAGGAGAAGGCCGTGGCCGTTAGACTAGTAAGTTACACACAACCAACAGAAGAATTTATTGAAGAAGGACTAGAAAATGTACAAGACCTTATTGCGTTTTGTGCAAAAGTTTCTAATCCTACAGCGCAGATTAATAAAGAAACAAGCGAACGTTTAATTAAGTTTCTAATCAAACACCAACATTGGTCGCCGTTAGAAATGGCAAATGCTGTATTAGAAATTGATACTACCCGTGACATTGCACACCAAATTGTGCGACATCGTAGTTTTGCTTTCCAAGAGTTTAGTCAACGCTATGCAGACCCTGCAGAGATGGGCAAACAGTTTGTTGTGCGTGAAGCACGACTACAAGATACTAAAAATCGTCAGAACAGTATTGAGACAGATGACGGTGCATTGGAAGGTGCTTGGATAGCGCATCAGAATGCTGTTATTGCACGAGCAAAGCAAGCATACGAGTGGGCAATTGAAAATGGCATTGCCAAGGAACAGGCCCGTGTTGTATTGCCCGAAGGTCTTACCAAGACACGCTTATACATGAATGGTACAATTCGTAGTTGGGTGCATTACATCGAACTACGTGGAGCAAACGGTACTCAGAAAGAGCATATGGAAATTGCTCATGCTTGTGCAAAGGCTATTGCTGAAATTTTTCCGTTAGCATCAGATCTATCTTAAATGTTTGGAGCCAACTGGCAAATTGATCCTCAAAAATCAATTGAAGAAAAGTTTGCCTGGTTGCCCATACGTAGTGGTTCTAACAAACGTATATGGTTAAAGCGTTATTACATACAACATACTCACTATGATCATAATGGTAAGCCGCCTATCAAAGGTCCAAGTTGGACTTACGTTTATACGAAGAACGAATACTTATTGGAGCAATTAAAATGAAGCAAAAGTTTGTTGAAGCATACATGGATGTTGCAGAACGTTTTGCACAACTTAGTTCAGCAAAACGTTTGAACGTAGGTGCGATTGTTGTAAAGGATGATCGTATTATATCTATTGGTTATAATGGTATGCCTAGTGGTTGGGATAATGTGTGCGAACACGAAGATAAAACTAAGCCTGAAGTTTTACATGCAGAAAGCAACGCTATTGCTAAACTAGCAAAAAGTTCTGAAAGTGGTAATGGTGCAAGTATTTTTGTTACACACGCACCTTGTATAGATTGCGCAAAACTAATCTACCAAAGCGGCATTGCCGCTGTATACTACAAAAATGATTATCGTAGCATACAGGGCATTGAGTTTTTAGTCAAATCTAATGTTAGAATTGTTAAAATCTAACTATTCATCTCCATAAACTTGTAGTACTGCTTTAACGGCTGCATGCCTTTCGATGTCTCCTTGATCAAACTGGACTATGTCCAAACACGACTGATTGCTTTTTTCTAACAGTTTAGTAAAGTTAATCAAGCCATTGTCTTTTAGCCTATCTGCCTGGTTAAGATCGCCTGTGACAGCCATCATGCTTCCTTCGCCTAAACGTGTTAATAACATTTTCATTTGATTTGGTGTTGCGTTTTGCATTTCATCTGCTAATATGAACGAATTTTTGAAAGTTCTACCACGCATATATGCTAATGGTGATATTTCAATAATCCCCTCTTGGATCATTCCTGTAATTTCTGCGGCGTTAAAGTATTCTTTTAACACATCAAAGATTGGCCTGGTCCACGGTGCCATTTTTTCTTCTAATGTACCCGGTAAGAATCCTAGATCCTCGTCAACTGATACAGCTGGACGAGTAACAATAATTTTATCAATGTCTCCTTGTTTAAATAATTTTACAGCAACTTGAACAGCTAACAACGTTTTTCCTGTACCTGCCGGCCCGATGCCAAAGACTATATCTTTCGACGGGTCTAACAGTGATAATACATATGTTTCTTGATTTCTGTTTCTTGGAAGTATATTTACTTGTGTTTGCTTTTTTTGGAAAGGTTTAATATCAACTACGTTGGCGTAGCCTTTGTTTGAATTGCGCTTTTCAGCCGCTTTTCTTCTTGCACCCATTAATTGTCCTCCTACGGATTATGGAGTAAGACATCATGCTTTAATAGTAAAGCACCTGCCCTACACAAATATTTAGCATCGAATGTCTCTAGTAAAAATAGTTGTTAACTCCTTAGATACGATAAATAAGTATAGCACAGAACAATAGGATAAATTTAAATGGAAGATATTTACGATTTAGTCAAGAACGTAGAAACAATCTACGACAGTGACACATCATTTCAAGTATTAAAAGACTTTGAAAGAGTTCTTGACGAAGTTGAATTATATGTTTACAAAAACTGGGAAGATGGTGAATTATTAGATGGTCCTAAAATTGGACGACATTGGATCACTTGTAAGTTTATGTGGCCAAGAGCTAAAATGCCAGATCCTATGGGTGCAAAAAGATTAGTGGATTATGATTGTAAAATAGGTTATTCAAAAACACATATTATAAATCCTAGAAAGATTCGTACACCAGATGATTTGCGTCCTGGTACTAAAAAGGGAAAATTAGATCGTATGCCTATATGGGTAGTAGAGATTGAAATGCCTAAAAAATTAATTGCAGACATTTACACTAGTTATGCAGATGCAAAAGGATTTAATGCAGAACCTGCTACTGACGTAAATGCTCCAGAAATGGAAACACAAGCCGCAGACACAGCAGCCGCAGGAGCGGCACCAATACCTGATCTAGCAGCACCAGGAGCGGCACCAGCTGCAGGCGCAGAGGATGTAATTTAATGAGTTTACGTGCAGGAGATTTAGTTAACCTTATTGATAGTGTATTTGAAGTAGATTCATTCTCATCAAAGATGGGTGATGATAAGAACATTGTAACACTAAGTTTTAGTGTTCAAGACAAACAGCCAGCTGAAGATTTAGCAAACTTTCTAGAAAAAGGATATAACTTTATTTTAGATGCAGATGCTACAGCCGGAGAACAGTCAGATGGTATGTACAAAGTATTTGTAGAGTTGCAAAGAGAACGTGGTGTACACGATAATATAAACGAAATAATTGACGGCGTTGGAAAATTAGCAGCAATGGATAAGTTTAAATTTCGTTACTATAAAGACTTTCATAGTAAGGATGCGACACTAGAAGAATACCAAGCACTGGTTCCTGACGCACCAGAAAACTACGGTATAATAGCTGTTGAAAGTAATTTAAATAATTTCAAAAACTTTTTTAATAAAAGTTTTGTTGAAAGTGTTGATATGAAGCATAATATGCTTACTATCAAAAAGGCTTATGCAGATCCATTAGTATTTGAGTTTATAGATTTTGATACAAATCATAACATTTTTGAATCAATTGAAGGTAAGTTTGATTTAATGGAAAGCTACCCCGAAATACTCTTTTTGACTAAGTACATCGGCGACTATAACATAAGTAAGTATGGAGATAAACTTGTTTTTGAAAATGAAGACAAGGCTCTCGTTTTAAAAAGGATATAATATGAGTTTTGAATTTGATTTTACAAAAGAGCATCTAGCAGAAATAATTGATGCAGATGCAGATGATTGGTTTGATGCGTTATACGAAATTCTACCTAGGTATAGCATTACAACAGAGCGTAGAGTAGCACATTTCTTAAGCCAATGTGCTCATGAATCAGGCGGCTTTAAGCGTCTTGAAGAAAATTTAAACTATTCAGCAAAAGCACTTCGTGCTGTGTTTGGACGTTATTTTGGTGATGCTCCAAAGCGTGATGCAGATGAATATGCTCGTAAACCAGAAATGATTGCAAACTATGTATACAATGATGAATATCGTAGATACAAAATGGGCAACACTGAAGAAGGTGACGGATGGTTGTTTAGAGGCAGAGGACTTAAACAATTAACCGGACGTGAAAATTATACTAACTTCGGAAGATCAGTAGGAATAACTCCTGAAAAAGCAGCTGAATATGTTGCAACACCTGAAGGCGCTGTTGAAAGTGCTTGCTGGTATTGGGATACACGTAACTTAAATGATACAGCTGATAACTCCCCTGATGATGTTAGAGAAATGACTAAAAAAATCAACGGTGGTACAATCGGTCTTGAAGATCGTCAAAGTCGTTATATACATGCTATGAAAGTACTTGGTATGGAGCCAGAAGAATTAGATTCAACAGATGACGAGTTTGAAGATATCATTGACGATATCGGACTACTACGTAAAGGCTCAAAAGGTGACGGTGTTAAAATGTTACAAAAAGCATTAGGTGTTACAGATGATGGACATTTTGGACCTGGAACAGAAGCAAAATTAAAAGAATGGCAAGCTAAAAAAGGTTTAGTAGCTGATGGTATTGCTGGACCTAACACATTGGAGAAACTATTAGGATGATTAATTGGATTAAAAATAGATTAGACGAGCGCACATCTTGGGATGGAGCTGCTTTGGTTGCTGTAGGTATTATTGTACTAATTGCAGGACCATTTGCAAAACTAGCTGCATATGCGGCTATTGGGTACGGCGCTTGGACTATATGGAAAAAAGAAGACTAAGCAATTATGTTTAGTTCATTAAAAATTGCTATGATTGTCGTTACCCTGTTAACAGCGGGTGGCGGCTTTTTACATTATAAAACAGTAAAAGCAGATTTAGAAACTGCTAAAGCAAACAATCTTATATTAGAACAATCAATAGGCGAACAACAAGCCGTAATAGCACAGCAAAAGCAAGACTTTACTAATATACTAGCAGCCAATGAAACATTGCAAAATCAAAACAGAGTATTGCAACAAGAATTTGCAGCACTTGACGAACGATTTAACAAAATAAATGCTCAAGGCGAAGTACGTGATATTGGCAAACTTGCTGTTGAGCGTAGTAGATCAATTGAACGTGTTATTAACGGTGCGAGTAACAAAGCAATGCGTTGTGTAGAAATTGCTATGGGATCGCCCTTAACGGAGGACGAGATAAATGCAACTAAGAAATCACAGATCAATTCTGAGTGTCCTAGCATTGCTAATCCTAACTACGTTCCTTACTAGTTGTAGTTCGGTACAAAAGTTAGACGTGTTTAAGACAGAGGTTGAAAGAGCTCCTCTTAATCTCCCTAATCCAGAAACACCTAAGTTAGAAAATATTAAATGGATTATTATCACTAGTGAAAATGCAGCAGAAGTATTTGCTAAAATGCAAGAGTCTGGTAAAGACCCTGTACTTTTTGGCCTAAGTGATGATGACTACGAATTGTTAGCTAAGAACTTTGCACAAATACGTGCATATATGATACAACAAGGTCAAACCTTGGACGAGTACAGAAAATACTATGAAGCAGA